GATGTGACGGATGATGTGACTGCCACGCTCCGCGCTGAAGCGCACCATCCTCCGTGTGTTCTGGAATCCGCAGGATTCTGCACAGAGCATTCTGCCAAGAGTCGCAGCATTGGTTATGAGGAAGAAACTTCGCCAACACTCCGAGCAGGAGTCGTTCCTGCAGCAGTCGCTTTGGAAAACCACCCCGCTGACAGTCGCATTTCCATTTCGGAAGATAATACGGTGCAGACCCTTACTTCCAGAATGGGGACCGGCGGCGGAAATGTTCCTCTGGTGATGGGGAATCATGTGTGTGCATACGGGATCAGCGCAAAAGATAGTAATGCCATGAAGTCCGCCAATCCTCACAGTGGGATTTACGAAGCCGAAACTTCCCGTACACTTGACGGCAACGGCGGTAACCCCGGATGCAACCAGGGCGGCATTGCGGTGGTAGAAAGCTACGCTATTCAAGGGTCGATGATCGGCAGAGATAATAAGAATGGTCCCCAGGGTGATGGCATCAATGAGGATGTCAGTTTTACTCTCAATACGGTAGACCGTCACGCTGTATACGCCATGACCACAGGCAGCTTCACCCAGGTTGCCGAAGATAAGGCTCCCACTGTGCTTGCCCGTGATTATAAAGACCCAACCGCCGTTTGCTATGGCATCGGCAGGGACACTTTCAACCAGGGCAAGAACGCCAAGTTCGCTCCTACCTTTGAGGAGGAACTTCAGCCCACCCTCGTTGCCAAAGGTCCCGGTGCTATTCAGAGTGGGTACACCGTCCGTAGGCTCACTCCTACAGAGTGTGCCAGACTGCAGGGCTTCCCAGACTGGTGGTGCGATGACCTGGCCATTGCCGAGCCTACGATGGAGGATATCCGTTATTGGTATGATGTGTTTGAAACCCATCGTAGGATCGTGGGCAGTTCCACAAAGCCTAAGTCTCTGAAGCAGATTGCCAAGTGGCTGCGCGACCCCCATTCGGATGCCGCAGAATATAAAATGTGGGGCAACGGTGTCGCGCTTCCTTGCGTGGTTTTTGTGCTGTCCGGCATCGTGTACTGTACACAATCCGAGGGCTGATAATTCGACACTATTCTGTGGTTATAGGCATTGATATTATTCGGTTTTAGAGCGAATATGTGACTACCAAATTTAAAGGAGGTCACACATTATGATTATCAACTACAACGTCAGCGGTTCCGACCGCAAGCAACTGGTCGCAGCCATTGCTGAACACACTGGTGAAAAAGCCAAATACCTCGGCGCACCCGGTTTTGCCTACCAGATCGGCGGTTTCACCGTCAGTGTGGACGGCAAGGTCACCATCGAGGACAACAGCACCGCCGCACCGCTCATCCACTTCCTGCGTGAGAAGGGCTTCCAGGCTGAAGACCCTCTGGCAGACTGCATCGCAGACGATGCCAACGAAGATGTGGAAGCGGACGAAGCCTGCGGCATCTGCATTTCCATGCCCCGCAGCCTTTTCACCGACAGCAGCCTGGAAAACCTCAAGGCACTCATCGCAGCCAAGGGAAACCTCATCAAAAAGGCTCTGGGCGTGGATGACCTTCCAATTGAGGTCACGGACGAAAAAGTTTCCTTCCCCTGGTTTCCGGCAGTGCCTACTCCAGAAGAACTGAAAGCCTATGACACCTTCATTTGCAAGCTGTGCGAAATGGCACGGAACGCAAAGCGAGTGGTGGCAAAAGAAAAGGAAACGGACAACGACAAGTACGCATTCCGCTGCTTCCTTCTCCGCCTGGGCTTCATCGGCGCAGAGTTCAAGACCGAACGCAAAATCTTGCTCCGCAACCTGGTGGGCACTTCTGCCTTTAGAAGCGGTCAGCCCAAGGAGGTGGAAGTATGCGAGTAATCTCCAGAGAAGCCTTACAAGCCCTCCGTGAGCGCTACCCAAAGGGTGCACGGGTGGAACTGGTGCAGATGGACGATCCTCAAGCACCTCCCATAGGTACAAAAGGCACCGTGATCGGTGTTGATGATATTGGCAGCGTTATGGTTGCCTGGGATACTGGCTCCGGCTTGAATGTAGCCTACGGTGTCGATGTTTGTCGAAAGGTGGCGAATACCGATGACCGATAAAATCCGAGAGCAGATCCTCGCAGTCCGCAAGACTGGCCGTACCAATATGTTTGATGTTCCGATGGTACAGTACATCGCCAATGAAATGCGGTTCTATGAACTGGTGATTTTCCTTGAGGAGCATCGCTCCGAATATGTGAATTTCATCCTCACGGGCGAGTCATAAACTACACAAATTCACCCCGTAAGAATGGCTGAATAATCGTGTAGTATATTATCGCAAAACCCCTGTATATTATGTGTTTTCAGAGGTAATATGTGTCACACCGAAAGGGAAAACATAGAAAAAACGGAGGAAAACATTATGGAATTCACAACGATGGAACGGCTGCAAATGAAGGTTTCCGCAAGCTACGGTGCGGTCATTCAGTTCGGCGACAAGGTCTTTGTTACGGACTGCCACTGGAAAGGCGGTTTTACGGCAGAGATTTACGAGTTCGTTGAAACCCCCGATGAGACCGGGCTTGGCGACATTGAGTGCAGACTTGCACCTTGGGGAAAGACCGATGAGCGGTTCAAAGACAACGGTCACGCAATTGCCTGGTGCATGGCACAGGTGAAGTAAATCTGAGGAGGAAACATCATGGCAAAAACTGGACTGGAAATCATCAAGGCTCTGGACACCACTGCCGGAGAAATCGCAGAGATCATCAGCAAGGGTCACCCGCCCTTTGAAGAAGGCGGCTCGGTTGCCTGCGACCTGGTCACCTGCGAACAGTGCTGGCTTGCATGGCTGACCACAGGCAAGCCGCCGATCCCCACCAAGAAGTAAAACTACATCACAGCCCTGGGATGGAGCCGAGAGGCTCTGTTTCTCGTATACGGAAAGTCGCACCGATGATGGTGGCGGCTATTTTTTATGCTCATTTGAAGGAGGTGACCGCATATCAGAAAGCTGAAGAAATACAAACCGACCCGTTTCATGTCCGAAGGCTCCTACTACGATAAGGATGCCGCTGACTATGCGGTCGGTTTCATTGAGTGCCTTTGCCATACAAAAGGCACCTGGGCAAGAAAGCCCTTTGAACTGATCGACTGGCAGGAACAGATCATCCGAGACATTTTCGGAACACTGAAGCCCAACGGCTACCGCCAGTTTAATACCGCATATATCGAAATCCCCAAGAAACAGGGAAAATCCGAACTTGCTGCCGCTGTTGCGCTTTTGCTGACCTGCGGTGATGGTGAGGAACGCGCCGAGGTTTATGGTTGCGCCGCTGACCGACAGCAGGCATCCATCGTTTTTAATGTAGCTGCCGACATGGTGCGTATGTGTCCGGCTCTGGCAAAGCGGGTCAAAATCCTTGATTCCCAAAAGCGTCTGATTTATCTGCCCACAGGCAGTATCTACCAGGTGCTTTCTGCTGATGTCGGAAACAAGCACGGCTTCAATACCCACGGCGTTGTATTCGATGAGTTGCACACGCAGCCGAACAGAAAACTGTTTGATGTTATGACCAAGGGTTCCGGCGATGCCCGTATGCAACCGCTGTACTATCTTATTACCACGGCAGGCAACGATACCAAGTCCATCTGCTATGAGATCCACCAGAAAGCCAAGGACATCATCGAGGGTCGTAAAATCGACCACACTTTTTATCCCGTTATCTACGGTGCGGATGAAAGCGATGACTGGACTGACCCGGAAACCTGGAAGAAAGCAAACCCCTCCCTTGGTATTACGGTGGGCGTTGACAAGGTGCGTGATGCCTGCGAGTCTGCCAAGCAGAACCCCGGCGAGGAGAATGCTTTCCGGCAGCTCCGTTTGAACCAGTGGGTCAAGCAGGCAGTCCGTTGGATGCCGATGGATAGATGGGACAAATGCGCCTTTGCCACCTCCGAGGATGACCTTGAGGGGCGCGTGTGTTACGGTGGTCTGGACTTGTCCTCCACCACAGATATCACCGCACTGGTTCTGGTGTTCCCACCTGAATATGA